GTCCAGAGATACTTGATCAGCTTCCGGTCTCGCTCATCAAAGCTCTCTGATCTCCGGCCCATGCTGACCCGCGCCGCGTTGACCACGCTCAGCGCTGAGCCCATCACATCAACGAGCGCAACACTGCCCTCGCCTACTTTTATTTCATGCTCTGTCATCATTTAGGCCTTTTCGCGTGTTAAGCGTATAGGGTTAAGGTGAGGAGAGGGGGGCGTTGTTCGCTGCGCGCCCCCCTCTCACCATCGTTTAACACCTCAGATGGAGAAGCTCACATGAATAAAATCTTATTAGTCGGGATCATCGGCCGAGACCCAGAGGCGCGCGGCGCCAACAAAGACATCGTGTCAACCTCGCTCGCTGTAGACTCTTACGGCAAGGGCGAGAAGCAGACCGATTGGTTTAATCTCGTGATCTTTGGCGAGCGTGGCAAGGCCTTTCTCGATCATGTCAAAAAGGGGAAGTGGGTCTCAATCGAGGGCAAGGTCAAAACCAACAAGTGGGAGAAGGATGGCGTGAAGCGCCAAGACGTTGACATCATCGTTGACAACTGGCGCTTTGTTGGGCCTAATGTGCAGACCGAAAGCACATCTATTGGAGGCCCCGCAACATGGAACCCGACCGACAAGAGATGGCCTTAGGATCAGAGTGGCTCCTCATCGGTGGAGATGAGGAGCTGGATGCTCTGATTGACGACTTGATGGAGAACATTGACGATGAGCACGATGATGACGAGTCTCTTGATGAGACATGGGATGCAGAGGAAGAAGGACAGGGCTGAGCTCTTTGGGGAGCTCGTGATGCGTGAGCGGGTTAAGTGGCGCAGCTACGCCATTAGGTTCGGTGCGTTGGAGTCTGAGGCAGATGATGTGATCTCTGACTCACTCGCCTATCTCCTCTCTAGGCCTGAGCTGGATTGGACTGAGATGCTCATGTGTTTGGCGATCAAGGGGCGCGCCAAAAACTGCACACGCGCTAGGTCGGGCAAGCGCATCGGCTTGATCGAGGACTTAATGCCCTCTCACCAGCGCTTCATCTTAGAGGATGAGGAGATACTGGTGGATGAGCTCATGGAGTATGAGGAGCTATATGCCCAAGCTGTCGAGGATGTTTCAAGGTCTCGTGAGGCTCGATATACAGAGCTATTGACAACAGTGTGTAACAACCCTCAGCGCTCCGTTGTTAATATCGCGGGAGATTTTGGCATCTCTGAAAATACAGCCGCCGGTGCGCTGAGGCGCATAAGGCTCTACCTGCAAGAGAAGGAGGCAGACTATGCCAAAGCCTAAGAAGCCCAAGAGTGACCTCAAAGGCCTTGCTTCACGCGAAGCAGGAGATATCTCAAACATCTCAAGCCCGCAGGCGCGCGCGAGGAAAACACAGGGGCCAACAGCTCCTCATAACGCTGAGAAGTTGGAGGAAGTTTGTCATCTCCTCGCTAAAGGTCACAGCGTGGAGGCGGCGTGTGTGGGCGCTAACTTGTGCAGGCGTAAGCTGTACCGATGGATGCAAGAGGATGAGGAGCTGCGCGACCGCATTGATGACGCCAAGATCGCAGGCGAGGGCGCGATGATTGCCGAGATGCGCTCACTGATTGAGATGAAGCAGGATTGGAAAGGGCTTGCCTGGCTCCTTGAGCGGAGATGGCCCGAGCGCTACAGCGCCAAGCGTGAGATCGAGGTGAGCACCAAGAAGGCAGACGGCACCGCCGAGGTGCTCGCCATGCTTGAGCAGACTAACGAGATGCTATCTTCTAAAGATAAGGGCGAGGATGATGATGACTGACCTGCCATTGTTCTCACAGCCTAAAACCGCTCCAGCGCGCAAGATTAGTATGCCATTTAGGGATAAGTGGCGATCAACGGTTGATGTTCTAATAAATGAGATTAGAGCAGGGAGCTCTATGTGTGAAGCCTGCCATTGCTCTGGTCTCGCTAGAGAAACAGTTTATAGATGGATGAAAAGATATGACGATTTCGCTCAGTTGGTTCACCAAGCTGCACAACAAGGTCGCATCAAATCAACAAGGGCATATACTCCATATCTCAGCCCAAGTGATCTAAGTAAAATTGATGAGCTGATTGACTATCTAAACAGAGGTTTAACTTTAAAAGATGCTTGTTCTCTCTCTGGAGTCTCCCGGACTTTTGTGCATAATCACAAAAGAAGGGATAAAGAGTTTAGGGAGCGCATTAATCATGCGCATCAATATACTCACGCAGGAAAGTCTAAGAGCGCTCAAGAGAAGCCCCTTTGTGATGACGTGATAGATATGGGACATGGCGGTGGTAGTTATTTGTATATTGTAAGCGCAGAGGGCTGCAGCTTGATAAAGATTGGAGTTTCATCAAGGCCTCGATCAAGATTAAAGGCATTACAGTGTGGCTCTCCCTTAAGGCTTAACTTTGATTTATTGATTAAGGGAGCAGGTGTGCATGAGGCTGTCGTTCACGCTTATTTAAAAAGCAAAGGGCTTCACTCTCACGGCGAGTGGTTTCAAAGTGAAGCTAAGCATGAAACCCTCAACCTTTTGGCAAATATAAAACCTGATGATGACATGCCTGAGCGCGATGTGATGGTGAAAGTCCTCGCAGCAGAGGTAGCATGATCACCAAGGTCTACATGCCCTCTGATCGCCTACTGAATGGGATGCAGTTCTTAGCGCCTCTGCGCGGGGAGCTCCCCGAGCTCTACACGGCGGTGATCTATGGTGGGCGCCGCTTGGCTGTGCGCGCGCCAGAGTGGGAGGATGAGCCCATCGCGCGCCTCACCTGTGAGCTCCCCGATGGGCTTGAGGTGAGGGTGTACGCAACCGAACCCAACGTCTCTCGCCTCATCTACCACACGCGCCAAGACAGGCTGACCGCTTGGCAGCGCATCGTGGAAACCTACCTAAAACAAACCCCACCTCATCAAAACTGATAAGGTGGGGTGAGTCTGGCCACCACAGCCAAGGTGCTCGACAACACAAACCGAGCAAGGTGATATATGACACAAGACCTCCTCAAGATCAAGCATCCATCTCTACCTCCACGCTGGAGCAAAGAGCAGATGGAGGCGGGCGCGGTGCGGATACATCAACGCTTTCAAGGTATGCTCCTCTCAGTGATCGAGAGCGCAGACTGGGCCAACTATCGCATCAGCTCCGACCCTATTGAGGCGGGGCGCCCTGCTTGGCCCGACCCGGGCAAGTATTGTGATCTCGTCTTGGCGCGGCGCTCAGGTCATGTTGAGGTCGCGCTTGAGATCAAAACTCGTCACGCGGGGATCAGCGAGAACCCCACAGACGTGATGCACAAGGTGCTCGATCAGATGGGCACCTCCCTGCTGGATCTTCAACGCGCTGCCCATAAAGCTGATGCTCTATGGTGTGTGGCGGTGGGTGTGTATCGCGTCAACTTCCAGGCGATGGCGATCAGTCACGCCGCAGATTGGTCTGACATCGTGCTAGTCTGGGGGCGTGACATAGGGCGTGACTCACCGATGGGCTCAATGAGGTGGGCGAGCTTTGACAGCCTCGACGCCAGCATGTGCTCATACACTGAGCCGAGTAAGTTCTTTGAGACGTTTTCTCTCCCTCGCAAGCCTGCGCCCTCGGTGGAGATCAAGCCAACCAAGCCACGCTCAATGATCGATGATCTCGTTGAGCTCTCCTCATGGGTGGAGCTGCTGCCCTCAATGCAAGCGGCGATCAAGATGTTGGCTGAGTGGCCTGCTGGCGCTCGCCTCCCTCTGAGGACTCTCGCGCGCAACTACACGACCGATGAGGTCAGTGAGTATGCGATACAGCATCAGGTGGTTAACCTCATCGATGCAGGGGTGGTGAGAGGCTACCGCAAAGGCAAGAAGTCTCACGCGCTATCCCTCGACCTCGACCGCCTAAGAGACTATCTAGGGGAGGCATAATGAGTGATGAGGAGCGCCCATTTATTCTAAACGACCTACAGCGTGAGGTCATCACAGGCATAAGGCGCAAAGACCATGTGATCGCCGCGCGCTGTGGGTGGGGGTCGGGCAAGACCTCCTCGCTGATCTTCGCCCTGTGGTTCATCGCCAAGACTCGCCCAGGCACCACCTCCCTGCTCGTGACCGACACCACGCCGAGATACAACTCGGTGCTCATGCCTGAGATCGAGAAGTGGTTGGCGCCGCGTGGGTGGGTCTACAACCACACACTCCACAAGTGGACTGACACGCATACAGGGTCAGCTGTGCTCTGTCGCTCCTACTATCGTCCAGGCACACGCGATGCCTCACACAACCCGCTTGAGGGTATCAACGTGACCTCAGGTGTGGCGCTCGTTGATGAGTGTCAGACCCTCGACCCGGAGGTGGCGCATAAGGCGCTCGGTCGTCTGCGCTCAGGCCCTAACCCTACACTCATCTTGGTTGGGCTCCCTGTCGCTGATGCGTGGTGGGTGCAGATGGCTGAGGATGCAGGGTGCAGGCCTCTCATGTTCACCTCATACGTCAACGAGAACAACTTGAGTGAGGCGTGGTTTGAGGCCACCAAGCTCCTCCCCGATGATGAGCGTGAGGCGATGGTGCTCAACAAGCCCAAGCCTCCAAGCGGTCTCGTCTATCAAGAGTTCAGCACTGAGAAGCATGTGATCAAGGGCTTCAAGTATCGAGAGGGCATGACCGGGCGCATCGCTATTGACTGGGGCTTCCGCAAGCCCTCGGTGCTGATCATGGTCTACGATGAGGAGCGCGAGGCCACCATCATCGCGCATGAGATCAACCCGCAAGAGGTCACCATCGCACAGCTCTCTGAGCTGATCTTGCGTGTGGCGTGGCCTCGCTCGCTCAAAGACCAAGCGCCGGGGCCGCGCATCTGGCTCGATGAAGGCGTGGCTGACAAGGCAGGCAAGGCGCGCAACGATCAGACAGGGCGCTCAGCTTTCCGTGAGATCGCCAAGCCCATTGATGAGGGAGGCATCGGGCTCCCTCTGCGCTTCACCACCGACCCTGTGCGAACCGATATTCTCAATGGTGTGCAGCGCCTCAAGCGAGCTTTTAATCGAGGGCGCTACCTCATCACCGAGGAGGTGTGGAGGCGAGGCGAGCGCGCCACAGGCAACAGCATCCGCAAGGCTCTCATGAGCTACGCTTGGGACACCAAGGAGCAACCCAAGAAGGATGGGCGTGAGGATCCGCTTGATGCTCTGCGCTATGACTGCATCTTCCACTATTGGGCAGACGAGGTGGCGCGCGGTGGGTATACTCCGAGAGCGAGACCCAACCGCAATCGGCGCGCGGGTATCTCGACCAACACGAGGAGCTTCTAATGGCCGATCCCTCAGCTATCCCTCCCAGCATTATTGAGAAGGCGCTCGACCCCAACAACCTTGTCGCAGTCGTCACCATCGCTCTGCTGTATATGTTCTATCGCTTCACCTCGACCCGCTTTGAGTTGGAGCGCGAGGAGCAGAAGGAGCTCGTGGAGCACATCGATCAGCTTGAGAAGCGGATCGACAAAATAGAGGCGATGATCGAAATCTTGAAAGAGAAGTGATCGATGCTGTGTTAAGTCGGTGGTCGGTCTTGATCAACACTTGATTAACATCGGTGCTATGGGGGCGTCATGACCGACCAGTCTCTCTTTATGTCTGTAATGGGGCATGTGTGGTGTCGCCGGTGCAAGAGAATGATGCCAGCCGTTGGTGAGCATCGCTTTCTTGCATCGGCTTCATTTTGTGTGGAGCAGACAGAGCCTCTCGACCTCAGCGTGTTTCAACCAAAGGGCGAGTGGCCAACACTTGACAAAGCCCAACCAAAGCAGGAAACTGCTGATTGACGTGATGTAGATAGCTGACGATTGATGGAGGATTGATCCTTAATCATCGAGGGCTAAATGAGAAAGCTCGATTATCAATCAGAGCCAGGTGAGGCACCACGCCACATGCGCGCGCTTCACCCTCGCTTCTCGGTGCGGGGGATCAGCGGCACACAGTTGAGCGGTGGGGTGATCACAGGATATGAGCGCAACCCTCAGCTCACCGGGCTCAACTGGGTGACCGAGGCTGAGGACATGCTACGCACTGACCCTGTGGTCAGGCGCTCTTGGCATATGCTCAGGCAGACGCTCCTCAGCGCGACTTGGCGGTGGGAGAGCGCAGATGATGAAGACCCTGTGTGTAACGAGCTCGCGCGCTTCGCTAATGAGGCTTGGGGGCTCGATGGGTATGCAGGGCAGACCTCGCTGTCATGGGAGGAGCAGCTCAGCTACCTGCTTGAGTTTGTCCCCCTCGGCTATCGTTACGCTGAAGAGGTCTATCGCGTAGGCCCCGATGAGAACGGTAAGGTCAAGGTCTGGCTCGATCAGTATGCCGACCGAGAGCCAAGCGCCCACATGAGGTGGTTGAGCCGAGACAATCAGCACCTCGATGGGGTGCTTCAGAACACTGTCGGCGTGGGCAAGGTTCCTGAGCCTATCCCTGCCAACAAGCTCCTGCTCCTCACCCTCAACCGCACAGGCTCTAACTTTGAGGGCTCGGGTATGCTTCGCCCTGTGTGGTGGTGGTGGCGCACCAAGCAGCGCATCGCCAACCTCATGTGCGTTGGCACTGATCGCTGGGCTATCCCTGCACCTAAGGTGAAGGTAGACCGCGCGCTCGCTGAGCAACAAGGCCTCACTGATGCCGACATCAACGCGATGATCGATGAGGCAGAGGCACAGGCTCAAGCCTTCCTCAGCGCTGAGCAGAGCTACCTCATCGACAACCCTGTGGTCAGCTTTGAGACCTACAGCGCCGCGCCCAACCTTTACGCGCAGGGGCCTCTCGACATTATCCGAGAGTGCGACAATCAGATCAGCCAAGCCTTCCTCGCTCAGTTCGCCAACCTCGGCATCACTGACACAGGCTCACGCTCGGTGGGTGAGGTGCACCTCAGCATGTTTAGGCGCGCTGCCATCAACCTCTGTGACATCGTGGCGAGCGCTGTGAGTGGTGTTGACCGCCGGGGTGGTGGCACCATCGGGCGCCTTGTTCGCTTTAACTATGGTGCTGTTGATCCCTCCAAGCTCCCTCGCCTTACTCACACAGGTCTTGACACTGACGACCTCGCTGAGAGCTTGGCGATGCTTCCCGGGTTGGTTCAAGCAGGGCTCCTCACTCCAGATGATGAGCTCGAGCGCGCTATCCGTGAGCGCCTCGGCGCAGGTGATCTCCCTGAGGAGGCTCAGCGCGCCGCAGGTGAGAGGCAGGTTCAAGAGCCTGTGGGCGTGGCTTCGCTCGCTGAGGCTCTTGTGAGGAGGAGGCGTCAGCATGGCAAAGACTAAAGCTCAGACTCCTGCACCCAAGAAAGATCAGATCAAGGGCAGCGCCAAGAACCCTCAAGGCTCTGCCTCAGGTTCTCGAGGTGGCATTGAGATCAGCAAGAGCGTTGAGACTGCTCTACGCAACATGGTGGACGAGCACAACAAGCGCTATAACGCCAAGTTCAAGCAGGTTGATCTCGGCATGGTGAAGGCTGTGTTTAGGCGTGGAGCTGGCGCGTTCTCCACAAGCCACAGACCTGGCATGTCTCGCAACGGTTGGGCTTATGCTCGCGTTCGCGCCTTCCTCAAACTCGTTGGGAAGAACGAGCGCAAGAAGGCTTACAACACTGACCTTGACCTGCTCCCCAAAGGGCATCCACAGCGCACCGAGGCAGCCTCAAACGCTGAGCTGTTGATCGCCAAGAAATATGCTCACATTGACTTCAAGCCTCCTCAAGGAGCTCGTGAGGCGGCTGAGCGAGCACTGAAGCGGCGCGCCGATAAGCCACCATCTCAGCGAGGTATGACCGCTGTCGGCATCGCTCGCGCGCGTGACCTCATCGCAGGCAAGCGCCTATCTCCCGATACAGTCAAGCGCATGTTCGCTTACTTCACCCGCCATGAGGTCGATAAGCAAGGCTCCACCTGGGATGAGTACGGCAAGGGGCGCCAAGCTTGGGATGGCTGGGGAGGTGATGCAG